TACGAGAGAGGAGGGTAGCAATCTAATTATAACTCAATACTTGGTTTAGTGTCAACCTTAGTTTCGGTTACTGCCAATAGTGAACGGGCAAAAACATCATTTACTTCTGACCTCTTTGAACCGTTCCACTCGCCGTCTACAATGGCTATCGCACACTCTCGACCTTCGAGCCTATCTAATGGAATATCCATAGCACCTGAGTTTGCTATTTCTACACCACATGCCTCTAAAGTATTTCTAAAATTCCATAGAGATTGTGGTAGTAAGACGGTGTTATACCAAAATCTTGCGCCGGTATAATCGCCACCATCTATTTCAAAAGTCCAGACAACCATTGGATTACCGGCTTTAGAAGTTTCAGCTTTTGCCTCAACTACTTTAGCTGGGTAGTTACCTTCTGGTACAACTGGCTTTCTTGATTTTCCTTCAACTCCTGTGAAATCAACCTTGATTTGATTTTCACTTTGGATATTGACTTTGCCTTCACTCATTTATTTACCTCCAAGTTTTTTAAGCAATTTATCCACAGTAACATTGACCGCATAGTTTGGTAGTATGGGTTCATCGCCACTGTTACTTGTTGTTATTCTCTCGCCTACCAAAGCACTTGCACTTCTAAACTCCATGCCATACTCTAATGGTGGGTCTTGGTCTAGTGGTGCATTGTTTGGTAGTTTACCTTCTCTTACAAAGGTACGAGCAATTATGTCTGGCATTTCGCAAAGCGTAGACCTAATTGCTGGGGATACATCTGGAACGATGTCAGGACCAGCGGCGTTGCTATCCTCTTTTAAGTATCGTTCTTGTGCCAGATATATCAAGTGCATACCTTGAGTTCTACAAACGGCTGATAGTTCTTCCATAAACTCGTTCATGGATTGAGCTAATCTGCCCCATGATTGCATGGTAGGATTGTTTGGCATACGCTCTGTATCTCGGCTTTCCTCATCTTTCAGAATATACCGCATACATGTTCTAGCCAAAGCAGTTATGGTATCTACTACAACTGTTTTCCTATCATGGTCTGCATACTTAAGGTAATATAAAAAGTCATAGGCATTTGACCAACTGACTTTTGTAGGTTTGCCTTTACTATCAACTGGAAACAGTTGTAGGTCAGGCACATCTCGAACTGTCATGACGCCAGGCTCAGCCATAAATAAGATAGGCTTTGGGCCAGAACAAGCAAATCTAGTCTTGCCTGTCTTTTGTCTACCATACACAGTCATGTGTAAGGTTTGGTCTATCTTATCTACTGGAGCAACTTGCGACATGATTTCGGCTAATCTAGCCTCGTCCATCATTTCTTACCTCCGGTTTATATTTTGTTTTTCTTATCTGTCCTGCTTGTGGGGATCCTAACAATTCAGCATTACATAAATCCTGAAACGAACAATCCCAATCACATGCTTTGCCAAGCACACGATAATAGGTTATGTCATCTGAGTTATCCATAAAGTCTATAACTTTAGCGGTACTCATTAACTCATCTATCATGGTGTCTGTTAATAACTGAGGCTTGGCAATAGATATCCTCTTATAAAAGTTAGAGCTGGTCTTAAGACTTTCTAACCAAGATGATAGTTCCTCAGTCATATCAAGATTATTTTCCTCAATAAATTCTTTTAAGGTTAAATAATCTGTTTCTATTTTTACCTTTGACATACGACCAGACTTGGTCATACGAGGCTTAGTAGGAGGCTTAGTACGGATATAATTAAATACAAACTGGTCAACATTTATACCTAGTTTCTTTAACGCCCACAAATATAATGTGGATTGTATATCTGTATTTCGCCACTCAGTATCTGGTAAAGTCTTGTTAGACTTGTGGTCCCAAACACTTACTACACCGTTTCGTTTGTCGCGGACAATCATGTCAGGCTTGAATTTAAAAATCATGTCTGAGCCAATTGCCACTTCAAACTCTTCCTCTACAGAGATAATGTCAAGGTATTTATCTTCCTCTTCCCAGAAATTCATATAGCCTTGTATAAGCTGAGATGAAATGCCAGGCAAATCCCCGTAGTGTTCTCTTTCCTCTGCTAGTAAACCATTAAATTTGTGTGTAAGGTCAGCGTAAGTTTCTAACCAATCACCGCCTTTATAGTGGGTTTCTAACAAAGAGTGTATCCAATTACCTAGAGCAAGTGGTATAGATTTACGCACCGCCTCTAGTTGTTGGATATATTTATACTCATACTGTTTAGGACATCGCCTAAAAGTCTTGAGTTTGGATTGCGATATTGTTATCACTACACTCCTCCTCTACTGTATTATATCACATCGGTTAACTTAATACAACTTCTAAGTCCGTAGCATTTTCAGACCAATGCTCGCCAACTTTAAAGTGAACCACAAGTGGTACTAATAATTTAAACGGCTGGTAATAATCTAAGTTAGGGTTTTCCATAACTCTTTTAATCTTAGATAACCTATCGTTAAGTAATTCATTATCCTCAATTAAAAATAATATGGAGTCATGAACTGTGCCGATAAGTTCAATACCTTTCTCATCTTTAAAATCACGGTATAAATCTTTTAAGGACATCAACATAAAGTCGCTGGCCAAAGATTGAACTGGTGAATTGATTGCTTGGCGTTCAGCTTGACCTCTATAAAATTCATTACTGGAATTTATTTCAGGCAAATGTCTTACTCTGCCAAGCGGGTTCATGACCCAGCCTTTTCTACGAACCATTTGTCTTTGTTGTTCGTGCCAATCAATTAATGTAGGATAAGTTTCAAAGAATTTCTTGCGGGTATCTTTAGCCTCATCAAGTGTAATCTTTAAACCAAAATTATCTCTTGCATATAATTGGAACTTCTCTGCACCCATGCCGTAGACAAAGCCAAAGTTTACGGCTTTAGCTTTCTTTCTCTCTTCCGCCTCGGGGTTTGTCTTACCAGTCATAGCTTGAGCGGTCATAGTATGTATGTCTTGGCCTTCATTGTATGCTTTTAACAACGCCTCATCTCTTGAATAGTGAGCCACTAACCTAAGTTCAACTTGTGAATAGTCAACCTCTACAACTTTGTAGCCGGGTACACCGCCAATAAGACCACGAATAAATGTATCTCTTGGCACTTGTTGTAGGTTAGGGTCAGCACAAGATAGTCGGCCGGTCACAGTATGAAACGGTTTGTAACTAGGGTGTAACCTATTGTTACTATCCAATCTCTTAGACCAGTTATTAAAGTATCTTGACATATAGCCTGACCATTTTCTATGGTCTAGTATCTCCTCGACAATACCGCTCTCATCATAATCTCTTAGGCGCATTAACACGGACTCAGCAGTAGATGGTGTACCAGTTTTAGTAGCCTCTAATACAGGCAAGCCTAATTCTTTATACAATACTTTGCCAAGTTGTTGCACACTTCTTGGATTAAATTTATAGCCAACTAAATCGAATAACTTGGTTTCAATCGTGGATAAAATCTCAGCCGTTTCATCTTGACGGTGATAAAATTTATCTATATCGACTGGCATACCAAGTAATTCCATATCAGCTAAGGCTCG